CAGGAGCGTGCCGCGGCCAGCGGCGCTGCGCTCAACACCCTGCAGGCCCTGCTGGAGCGCGAACTGGTAGCCGGGCGTGTTGCGCAGATAGTCGGTCGGGCTCATGCCGTTCAGGCCGGCGAGCGAGCCGCCCCCAGCCGCACCGCCGCCATAGCCGCCACCAGTGGGGGCTTGCGAGGGATCGCCGAAGCCGGGCGACATCTGCCCACGTCCCTGCCAACCGCCCGGCCCGAAGTCGTACACCTCGCCAGACGGCAGACGGAAGCGCGGCCGGAGATCACCGCGGGCCTGATTCTGGACTTCGACGCCGGCCGCCTGGAGCTGCGGCAGGATCTGTTGTAGATGTTGCGGACTCCAATCGGTGCCGACGAGCTGCTGCAACTGTTCGTAGGTCATACCGCCCTGTTGCGGCGTGGCGCTCGCGGCGCCCGACGTACCACTCTGCGCCGTAATCGTGTCGTCAGGCCCTAACGGGCTGAGCAGCGACGTTGGTGCCTGCGCCTGCTGATTCGGATCGGTGAGGCCGAAATCATTGGGCGGCATCGTCGGCGGTTGATCCGGTGCCGTGTTGTCGTCCCACCAGCTCATGACAGCACTCCTTTAGGATCCATAGCCCGGCTGACCAGGCTGTGGCGTGGTCTGCGGGGCCAGCGGCACATAGGGGCCAGGATTCGTGGGCGGCCGGTTCGGCTTTTTCGTGACGCCCTGGAATTGATAGCCGGCGCTCTCGTCAAAGACGCCTTTGGCCCCTTTGGCGACGTAGAAGTTGTAGAGGCTTTGCGGGATCAGCTTCCGACTGCCGTCCGGGGCTTCCATCATGATTGGCTGATCGGGTGCCTGCACCACTGGCTGGCCGGGATGACTCACGGTCGCATCCCAGGCCTGCTGCGCCTGCGGAAAGTCTGGCGTGGCTGAAAACGACGACAACGGTTGCGCCGAGGCGGCGGCTGGCGCCGGCAGCCCGGTGAGCGCCATCAGGCCGGCCAGCGAGGACGTCCCGAGCTGCTTGTACGGACTCAGGTCGGCGAGCCGCTGCTGATAGACCTGCTTGGCAAAGTCGAGCGCTTCATGCGCCGATTGTGCCTGCGTCTGGGAGGCCTGCTCAGCGGCCCCAGCCGCTTGTTTGCCGCCAATGAGGCTCGTCGCCGCGCCGACACCGGCACTGATCAGCGGGATAAACGGAACAACAGCAGGCATAGAGGCACTTCCTTGCTCACCGGCGCGTATCGACGTACCAGCTCCGATGCCGGGACTGATTCCAGGAGCTGCGCTCGTTCCAGGCATTTAGGTGTCTTCGACAGAACGCCGACAGGGCCAGATATAGGGAATGTAGGGCACACGCGCCGCTCCCAGCCGTGCCAGCAACTGCTCGACTTCGGTGGTCACGGCACCCGTGAGGACGGCGCGCACACCGAGCGAGCGCAGACGTCGCCACATCGCCCCAAGGAGCTGGCGGGCGACTGCGCCATGCTTCCGATGCGCCGGATCGATCCACACGCCTTCCACATGCACGAGCGTGAGGATGCTCCAGCAGCCAATGATCTGATCGCCATCTTCGACGACGAGCACGGCGAGGACACCATCTGGCTGGTCGTGCACATACGGCTCGAGCTCGGTGCCGGCCAGGCGGTGCCATTCCTCACGCGGGAGTTCGCGCGTCGTCATCGATTAGCTCGGCGTATCGATCGACGCGAGCGAGTTCCAGAGCGTCTGTATCTGCGACTGCAAGTCGATGTCGGCGATGGTGCAGCTCGCGGTCTTGCTGTTCTCGTCATACACGGTCGTCTGTACGACGTTGACACCCATACAGACCATCGGCCCGGCCTGCGAGGTCGTCGGCACCGGCGTGTTAATGACCCGCTGCGCATAGCTGGCGCGTAGGCCATGCTGCAGCGTCGTGCCGGCTTCGGTGAGCACGGCTCGCGCCACGAACACCATCATCGCTTGCAGCCGTTCCATGAAGCCGCCAGGACCGATATCGCGGGTCAGCGCCATCTGCGCGACCGATGTCTGCACTGCCATGTGGAAGACTCCTTAACTCGCAGTCGGATACGCGAGGACGCCGCGGAGCACCGAGCTGTTCGTTAGATCGGTCACCGCCAAGCCCGACGCAAACGACGACGTGCCGGCCGCTTTCATGCCGTAGATCGTTCCAGTTGCACTACTGCCACTGACCGACAGATAGAGTGCGATCCAGTTAGTCGCCAGCGCGTGAAAGTAGATCGGCATTTCGTAACCGACTGATCCAGGTAATGTGCCAATGGTGAACGGCAGCGTGATCGTGAGAGTCGTGCCGGTCAGCGTGCCCACGCTCCCGAGCGTGATCTGAAAGACGGCGATCAACAATCGGCTGCCTTTCACGTATTCGCCGGTTTGCACGCTATACGTCGGCGTCCCGCTCGATCCGGTCAACGTCGGCGTCCACGTCCCTTCCCGGTAGTCATCGAAGACATTGGCGCCGGCGCTCGCGATTTGCGTCGCCGGGAAATTGATCTGACCGCCGGTCACAGCGAGATACCCGCCGATATTGAGATTGCGAACGATGTTCTGATCGCGGCCGACGTAGAGATCGCGCAGCCGTCCACTCGCCACCGCCCCGATGTCGTTGGTCGTATCGGGCGTGAACAGGAGCGTCTGATCTTTCCGCGCGACTTGCGCCGCCGGCACGCCGCTGTCGGCGAGCACCTTGCCGGTCGCGTCGGCGAACTGCGCGAGATCGCCGCTCGTCGCCGAACCCGGCCCGATCGCGCCGCAACAGGCCCACGCTGCGCCGGTCCAGCTCCACAACAAGCCGGTATCGGTTTCGTACCAGACATAGCCCGCATCGCTTTCTGCGACGATCGGATAGGGAAACGGCGTATATGCCGCCCGTTGCGCGGCGGTGCCTCGCTTTAACTCGCGGACGAGTGTTCGATCAGCCACAACCATCAGGGCATGCCGTAGAGACTGAATTTGCCGGTCACGTTGCCGGCTGAAGGCGTGATCACGATCGAGGTGATCGCGGCGGCATTGCGCCAGGAGAACGCGAACGTACGGAACCAGACATTTGTGCTTGAGTTCGCGAGCTTGTAATGGTTGTGACAGATCGCGCTCTTTTGCAGACTCGTGCCCCGGTAGTCGTAGAACGTGCAATCGCCCACGCCCGGCACATTCGCGGGTGCCGTCGCCGCCGCAATCGTCGCCATTACGGCGCTCGTCGTGCCGATGCCTTCCGTCGATCCCGGCGTCGTGCCCGTGAACTGCGAGCCGATCCGATCGTAGTTCGATCCGGTATCGCCGTTGAATTGCACGTTCAGGTTGGCGCTCGTGGCCGACGTATCGCCGCGCGCCGAAAACAGCAAACGCAGATGCGTATAACTGCCGAGCGAGGAGAATGTGACCGAGGCGGCGGCCGATGGCGTCTGTTCGGTGATCTTGATCAGGCCGGGATTGCCGCCGATGGTCGTCCACACGCTGCCGGTCCACGTCCAGAGCAGGCCGGTATCCGTCTCATACCAGATGTAGCCCTGCGCCGGTCCGCTGGCAGGCGTCGCTGGAGAGGGCGTGAATGCCGCACGTTGTGCGGCCGTGCCACTTGCGACCACGCGATTGAGCGTCGAGTCACTCATACAGCGACCAGAATCAGCACACCGGCTCCATCGGTGATCAACGTCGGTGGTTCCGCACCATCGGTTAGCGGAATCCAGCTCCCGCCGCCACCGCCGCCCGTTCCCGAGCTCGCCGCCGTCACGCGCCCCTTGCTGTCCACCGTCAGGTTCGTATTGGTGTAGCTGCCGGGCGTCACCGCAGTGTTTGCGAGCGTGGTCACGAGCGCCCCGGCCGTCGTCACATCGCCAGAGAGATCGCCGTTGGTGATCGACGTGGCCCCGGAGAACTTCGAGAGATTGCCCGTCGCCGGCGTACCCGTGGTCGTGACCGTGCCGCTCCCGCCAGTCGCGTTGAGCGTCGACCCGCTCATCGACAGATTCGTACCCAGCGTGATCTCGACCGGCGCCGCACCACCTCCCGCCGTGCCGCTGCCCAGCAGCACACTGTTCGCGCTGACGTTCTGGAGCTTCGCGTAGGTGACCGCACTCGCCGCGATCTTCGTCGTCGTGACCGCCGACGCGGCAATCGTCGCGACCTGGGAACCCGAGCCCGGGCCCGCGGTGACATCGCCGGTGAGTTGGGTGATGCCGCTGCCGCCGCCGCCGCCGGGCACAGGACCGCCATCCTGGATAACGCCGTCGCCCTGCCAGGTGGCGAGATGGCCAGGCGTGACCGCGCCAGCCTGCGACACATCGCCCGTCCCGGCGCCATCCGCGGGGACCGCTTTCACCAGATTCTGGAAGTACGACAGCCACGGCGCCGTAATCGCGCCGGTCTTCACTTCCGCGATCGGATGTGTACTCGGCAGGAATAGGTGCGTCTTCGTCGCCATCAGGCGGTGCCCACGTCGTAGTCGACATTTGCCTGCAGCAGCCCAATCAACACCGGATCGGCGGTGCAGACTTCACACACCGGATTGCGCACCTTGCCCCAGCGCAGGCTGTAGACACGGCGCAAGTAGTCACCGGCCGCGCCAATCGGCACGATGCGGGTGATTGCCCAGGTCTGGCCGCCATCCTTCGACAGCCGAATGCGGAGCGTCGGCGCCGGAGCGTCCGACGTCCCGACGCCGCTCTTCATCACGATCTCAAGCCGGTTGATGAACTGCCAAAGATGCTGATCGAAGGGCAACATGAACCGGCGCATCCGTAGCAAGGGATACGTCGTCGTGGTGAACGGCGCATTCGTGAACGTGACTGTCACCGTCTCGCCGCCGGCGACGGTGATGTTACTCGGCGGACTCCCGTTGCTTACAGTGACGGTGGCCGACCAGCCCGTCGTCGGGGTTTCGGTCACCGCGTACCCGCTCCCCGCGCCCACCGTGAACGACTGCGAGCCGCCATGGGCCAGGAAGAAGCTGGTCGGACTCATCCCGGTCGTCGTGAAGGCGAACAGCGTCGGATCACCGGCCGCCGTCACTTTGTTCACCAGGATCGTGCTCAGGGCCGACGACTCCAGGCTGACGTACCCATCACGGCCGGGGAGCTCCGGCCACGGGGGCGTGGTCAGCTCGAGGTACAGGTTCGGTGTGCCGCCGGCGGTGTCGGTGTAAGCGACGAAGAAATAATCGGTGCCCGGATGAAACACCTGAAAGAACTGATGAATGGCCACGCCCGACTGCGCGTGGGAAATGGACATGGAGTCGATCTCGTTCAACCCCGCGCAGCTGCCTTGATACCAGTAGACATGCAGAAACTGCCCGCTGGCCACCACCGCGGTCGCGTTGACGCCGACGAGCACCAGGTCGGTGGCGTGCCATTTCAGCCAACGCGCGTTGTAGAGCGTCGAGCCGGGGACATCGGTCGTATCGTTCGTGTCGCCGGTGGTGTCGAGCGTCACGCTGTACGGGATGGCCGAGACGACGGTCGCGCCGCTGCAGTTCATCAGGCACACCGATTGTGGTGATAAATGCAGTAGCGCCCGGTGCCGACCGTGAAGGGCTGGAGCACGCCGAGCTCGTCGTACTGGCCAGTGATATGCGCAACAAACTGGGTGTCAGCGCTCGAGACTGCGGTATAGCCCAACTGCCCGCCGCCGGGGCCGTAGATCAAGAACTGCTCGCCACTCGTCGCAGGGGCCGGACCGCCGAAAAAATGGGTGCCGAGCAGCGTCAGGTTGTTCGCGCCCGCGTCGGGAATCACCGCCGTCACCGTCGCCGGCTTCCAGCAGGTATCGAACGAAAGCGGCGTCGTACCGCTGCAGCCGCTGTACCCCGTGATGCTTACCGCGTTGTCGAGCTCGACCCCGTACGTCGCACTCATCCCATGGACGTAGCCATGATTGCGAACTGGATAGTCCGTGCCCGGCACGTTGTAGGCGCCACAGAGCGGGCTGCGCGTCGCCCACCAGTAACACCGGCCGAAGGCGGCACTATGGCTCGTCGGCGCGGTGAAGGTCCGCGAGGCGCTGAAGACCATCGAGCCATCCACACCGACCTGATAGGTAACGTGATGCGTATCCAGGATCTGTTCGGAAAATTGCAAGCCATGCGGGAGACCATCGATTGGCACCAGGCCGGCCGCCGAAATATCCGTATAGAATCCGTAGCGGAGGCCCACGACCACCGCGCCATCGTCGCGGACGCCGAAGGTATCCTCCGCGCCGACGCCGATCGTATTCGCCGCCGCTTCCACGCCGCACACCGGAAAAATCGTGCCGCCACCGTCGCTGTAAAACGCGGCGCACGTCCGCACCGTCATGGTGGCGATGTCGCCACCCGCAAAGGTTTCATAGACGTAGTTGCCGTGACAGGCGAATGCAGTGCCGCCGCTGCAGCCGATTCCCGGCACCAGATGCACGATCACCGGCATGACATCGCTGCCATCCGGGTATTTGCCGGTGAAGGCCCCGAGGTCGCTCATGTCGGCGGTGAAAAAGACGCTCATGGCACCGTCACGTCAAAACACTGCAGCGTAATGAGGGGGATCGGGCGCCCACACTGAGCGCAGCGGCGCCGTCAGCCCTCACCGACGATGACCGCCCGGCAGCATTTCGAGAGGATTTGCATCAGCCCACGATCTGCTCGTCCGCGTAGTCATGACTCTGATCGTAGATAGCCCCGCTGAAGCGATCGCCGACCAGATGTTTCCCGAACGCGAACATGTGCGTGTTGACGACGCTGGGAATGAGCGCACTGTCACAGGTGCCACGCGCCCGCTCGTGCCACATGTCGGGGAGCGTGAGATCGGTACACAGTGTCGTTTGCGCTTGCGGCACCATCAGGCAATAGAACTCGTGGCCGTGCTCCTGATAACTCCAGCCGACGGTGGTCGTGAGATCGCCGGCCGCAGTGACGCCGGCCGCGCGCACGAAGCGATCAATCGCGTAGGTCGAGATTCGCTCCGGCGTATAGCCGTTGGCAATCACCACCAGGCCCTGGCCGAGCACGTTCTGGTCGCACCAGATCAGCGTGTTCGCGACGCGCTGGACGCTGAACGGTGCCGCACTCCCATGTTCGATCAGCGTGTTGCCCGTGGGTGCGAAGGGAAAGAGCGGATCGCCGGCGTCGTACCACACTTCGCTGGTGTGCGTGCCGAGAAACCACAGCTCGCGCGACCGGCGAATCATCGAAACGATATTGTCGGAGGCAATCGAGCGCTCAGCGACGTCGAGCGCATCCCAGCTCGTGCCGTCCTCGAGCGCGGAAATCTGCCAGCTGCGCGAGTCGGCGACGCTGACAATGAAATAGCCATCGATGAACTCGCCCATGCGAACATTCGTCGGAAAATCGGGATCGCTGATGGCGCCGAAGCTGCCACTATTCAAATCGAAGATGTAGCCGTGGCCGCCACTGACCACGAGGATCTGATGGCCGGCGGTGCCATTGGAGGCAATCGACGCCAGGTACGAATCGCTCGCCACCGAGCCGCACGCCGAGGCGCTACTGCCGTGGAGCTCGTAGAAGACGCCGCCGCCGACCGCGAACGCGCGGCCATCCTGCTCGAAGAGCCCGCGAACCGGCGCCGTCGGCAATACCACGAAGGGCCGAAGCCCAGGCGTATTGCGCAGCCAGCGATCGGTTTTGCTGACACCAGGCGCAATCCGTTCCAGATACAAATTGATGGTTCGTTCGGACTCCGCGGTGTACGCCTGGAGCTCGTTGGTCGGGCCGAGAAAGCCGGGAGCCGTAACGCGCGGCATCAGACCATGTAAAGCGCTTGTAGGAGCGTCGCGGTCGTACTCGCATTGATGCGCCGTGCCGCGACCGGCACCGTCACACCGGCCGCCACCGCGGTGAACGTGGCGGTCGTCCCATCCTGCTGCACGACGATGAGATTGCCGGCGCCTCCGACCCAGATGGCGTCCGTGAGCCGCCCGGTCGCGGTGAAGTCTGGCATGTCGACGGTATCGCTGGTCGTAATCGCGCGAATCTTGTTGTAGATGGCAGGAATGGCCATTTAGCTGCCTCCCGCGAATTGATCGGTGAACACGTTGTAGCCACCCGCTGTCGGCGTCAGCGCCGCATCGATGGCGAGCAGGCCGGGTTCGGTATTCGGGCGCTTCAAGCGCGCGTAGGCCTCCGCGGCCTGCTGCGGCAACAGCGGCGGCGGCTGACGACCGAAGGGCGTACACAGCCGCAGCGCCAGCTGATACATGAAGCCTTCCTGATACCCCGGCGGGCCGACGAGCGTGGAGCTCAAGGCCGCGGGCGTCCCCAGCGCAGCCGGATAGTAGAGCACGAGGCCCACGCTCCCGGTCGGCACCGGCCAGAACGTGAGCGTCCCATCCGGCGCCGTCGGCTCGTAGTGGTAGCCGGTGGGGAGCGTCGACGTCATCGCCTTGATCGCAATCGCCGCGTACTGATCTTCGTCGTACTCGGCGAGGGCGGTTTCGACGTTGCCCGTGATCACGCGATTGATGGCCGTGAACGTCGTCGGCCGCGTCGCGGCGATGTCGGCGACGCCACTGAGGCCAATCGTCACACTCGAACGCCCACCCGTCAGCGTGTAGGTGACGCGGTTGCTGATAGAGATGGTGAGGCGATCGGCGCCCCACGCATCGATCTGGTTCTGCAGGCGGGTGAGACCCAAGGCGAGATCGTCGGTCGAGGCGGTCTCGCCAGGCGCCAGCGCCCCGATTTCCATCAGGGCGTCGGTGATGATCGTCTGGGCCGTGGCCACGGCTTACTTCTTTTTGCTGGCGGATTCGTGCTCCTCGTGGAGATGGCTCGGCGGATGCGACGCGGCCGAAGCCTTCTCGGCCGACTTCGGCGCGGGCGGTGTCGGTCCATACGCCGCGCCGTAACTTTCTTCATCGGCCTTCGACTGCACGGTGATTTCCTGGCCGGTCTCCTGGTTGAACAGGAGCTTCGGGTATTCCTGGAAATTCGGATCTTTCGTCGGATCATCTTTCGTCGTGCTCATGGCAGCTCCCTGGCTATGCGGACTGGGAACGGGTAGTTCATCGAACGGCTGCGAGAGACCAGGTGCCCGATAGGGATCCTGGCGCGGCGGCTCCGGTCTCGGCATGGTCGGCTCCTCCTCCTCAGGCGGCGGATTTGTCGGGGCCCGGTTTCGTGGCTTGACGTTTCGCGGCGCTGAGCGCGGCTTCGAGGTCGGTTTCGGAGAGCGCGGCGAGCTTCGCTTGGAGCTGCTGGAGCCGCGCTTGCCGCTGGAGTTTTTCGACTTGCTTGCGTTCGTCATCGCTCAGCCCTGCCAGCGCTTCGTCGAGCCCGTGCCACGCCGGTGGCGGCGGCGCCTGGCCCGGTCGGGTCGGTGCATAGGCCTCGCCAAACGCCTGCTCCTCGTCCTGCGAGTGCGCCGTGACTTCGTCGCCGGTCTCACGATGAAACAGCAGCTTCGGGTACTCCTTGAACGTGGGCGGCGCCTGGTCACGCGGTGACTCGGCCGACCAGACGAACAGCGGCCGGGGATCGTTGTGCTTCGGCTGAAGCGTCAGGTTCGTCAGCTGCCGGCCGCGAATCGGCGAGCGCCCATCGCTGCCCACCTGCCCGTCACGAATGAGTTGCTGGATCTGTGCAAGCAGTTCCGGGGTGAGTTGCAAATCCGCCATCAGGGCACTCCTACCGGTTCGGGAATTGACCAATCCTGCGCCGCAAACGGTTCAAAGCCACGGGCAAAGATCGTGGACCATCCATGCTCAGCCGTGTGAAGCGGCCAGATGGCCATCGAGGTCAGGTGGCCGTAGCGCACGTCGGGATCCCCCCACACCGTGAACCCGGCCCGTTGCGCCCGCCAGAGAAAGTCGATGTCTGCCGACGTTTCAAAGACGTCATCCGGATGCTTGCGCCAGTACGGCTCGCCAATCGCACGGAACACCTCGGTGCGCGTCAGCAAGCCTCCGGCCCCGCCACCACCAAGCCGCATCAAGCCCTGCGGCTCAGGGCGGATGGCCCGCACCTGATCCCACAGCCGGCCACTCTCGGGACCGGCGTGCGACCAGATGGGCCAGAACTGACCGTCCTCCGGACGGCGAAAGAGACTCAACCCCAACACAATCGCCTGCGACCGAGCCAGCGTCCGCACGAGCACATCGGGGCGAAAGAGCAGATCGTCGTCGAGCCAGAAGATCCACTCGGCGCCCCGCTCGAGCGCCCACGCGGTAATGCGGTGCCGGTTCTCGGCCTCACTGCTGCCGTGCGCTTCTTTCACGACAGTGCCTGGCGGCCGCTCGAGCTGTTCCAGGCACGGGCGGAAGGCGGACCAGCGACTATGCACGGTCGCTGGTACGCCGATCACACCGCGAATCGTCACTAGCCGAGGGTCACGTTCCGCACGGCAATCACATTCCACACACCGGCCTGGGCACGCACCTCGAAGTTGTCGCCGACGGCCCCGCCGAACGTCGCCACGTCGGACGCTGTGCCGCCGTTGTTGAAGCCGGGCGTGGTGTTCGTGACCGTGTGCGCGTTGGCGGTCCGCGCTTGAATCAACACGCGATTCGTCTGGTCTTTGGCCGGCGCGGCCAGCGTCATGGCGGCGACCCCGGACTTGACCAGAAACACCGTGGTATCGACCGTCGGCAGCGTAATCGCCCCGTTCACGCTGTAACTGATCGTGGATGGCCCGGCCGGCGTGGTCTGCTCGGTCCGGTTGCCGAATGTGGCGTCTGCGAGCGCCGCATGCGCCACGGCGAGCGTGCCTTCGGCGCCGCGCACGACCTGCACGGTCGGCGCGAGGCTCACATCGGTGACCCATTCGAGCTCGCCATCGACGAGCAACCAGTTGTC